GGAAGGCGGTCGGCGAGGCGGGCTCGCAAGGGTCGCGAACTCGCGGGTTGGTGGAGATAGTCGGCCCCTCGCGGATGATGAATTTTAGCCGGTGCGCCGGCAAGCATACCTTCAAGCATAGCTTCATGCTTAGCTTCAACGAGGCTTCAAGCTATGCCCAAGTATGCGCGTGTAGTTGTCGTTATAGGGGTAGTTGTCCTAGCCAGGAGTAGGAATTTAGCTCTGTAGGGGGTGCCCATTCCGACGATGCGAGATCACTTTCTCGCGGCCCCACGCCCCAACGAGGGCCGCCTGCGCTCAAACCATCTGGCGCGCCATAGTGCGCTCACGGCAGCGGCGCGCCGTCCTTCCAAATGAACCATAGACTCCCGATCACATAGAGAATCACACAGCTCGCGCTAAGGACTACTGAAACCAAGTCGGGATTCGGCGCGGTGCTCGCAATGAGCCTTTCCAACTTCATCCCCAGCGTGACGGAAAACACGATCCCCGCCGCGAGGAAGGCCGTTTGGGACTTACGGGTCTCTCTGGGATTCATCGCGCTCCCCTATATCGACAAGCGCGAGCGACATCATAAGCGCGATAGGCCCTCGCACAACCCGTCAGCCGTTATGCTCCGGCGGACGGGCGCCCCGATCAATCACCCCAGTACGCGCGCAAGCCGTCACCACGCTCTGACCCGAGACGGGGGGAAAGAGAGCGAAAAAGGCCGTCGCCTCGCTCTATCTCCCCGTTATAAAAAAGGATTGCCCCTCATGGCCCGCAAGGCCCACGCGCCCACCGAAGAATCTCGCCTGTACGTCGAGCGAATGATCGCCAACGGCATGACGCGAGAGACGATCGCCCGCGTTATCGGCGTCGATCGCAAGACGCTCGAAAAGCACTACAGCCACGAACTCGACACCGGCGCCGAAGTCGCCAACGAAAAGGTGGCCGCGACTCTCTACGAAAAGGCGACCGACCCGAAAGGCGGAATGCCGACTGTCGTCGCCGCGATCTTTTGGATGAAGACCCGCGCGCGCTGGCGTGAGACTCAGGTCGTCGAACACGCCGGCCCCGATGGCGAGGCGTTGCCGCCCATGAACAACGTCGTGATCCTACCGGACAACGGCAGAGACCCTGGCCTCATTGCCCGCCTCGCTGCGCCGCCGATGAAACCGATCGAAGGCCGGGCGAAACAGCTTTCCCCGCCTCGGCCGAGCGATCCGCGATGATCCGCTTCGTGCGCCTCGCGCCCCTCAAAGAAAGAGCTTGTATAATTCCCTTACGTTCGGTAGGGGATTGTACAAGGATCGTTTCCGAGGGCGCCATGTGCCGTTACATCGCCTATTTCCGGGTCAGCACCGCAAAGCAGGGCCGATCTGGCCTTGGGTTAGAGGCGCAGGAAGCGGCGGCGCAGGCGTTCATCGCCGGGCGCGGCGCGGACGCGGCGCTTTTGGCCTCCTACACCGAGGTTGAGTCCGGCAAGCGAAACGACAACAGGCCAGAACTGGCGCGAGCAATGGAACATGCTCGGCTGACTGGCGCGACGCTCCTAATCGCCAAGCTCGATCGCCTCTCACGCGACGCGCACTTTCTGCTTGGCTTGCAAAAGGCCGCCGTCAAGTTCACTGCCGCCGACATGCCAGACGCCGACAACTTCTCGATCGGACTCATGGCGCTGCTTGCGCAGAAAGAACGCGAGGCGACGTCGACCCGCACCAAAGAGGCGCTAGTCGGCGCCGCGAAGCGCGTAGCCGTGACTGGTCAACGCAAGCATCCCGAAATCAAACGCCTCGGTTGCCCGACCGGCGCGGCTCATCTTCGCAAGTTTGGCAACGGCCTCGCGGTCGACGCCATCAAGGCGAAGGCGCAAGAGCGCGCCGCCGGCCTCGCCGCAACGATCCGCGACTTGAAGGCCGAGGGGATCGCCTCGGCGAACGCTACAGCCGCCGCGCTCAACGCGCGAGGCTACGCAACGCCGCGCGGCGGCAAGTGGACGGCGCGATCCGTCCTGAACGTCTTGGCGCGCGTCGGATAGCAATTTGCGCCGACCGGCGAGGAAGGCTCAGACCTTTTCCGACGCTCGCCGACCGCCAGGCCATTGCATCAGGCACGCCGAAAGCGCTCGACCCTCCGCGGCGGATGCGAGTCGAGCGCCCTGCGACGAACAGGTTCAATAGGGCGACGTTGATCGCCGCCCCGCCGTGTCCCTCGCCGTAGCCGCACGCACGCAGGGCCGGCCCCGTCGCTACGGTGCGCAGCCGAAGCTACGGACGGCCGTCAGCGGGCTTCTCTGTCGATCCTTGACGCCCACCCGGCCAAGGAGCGCCGACCGCGTCGAGGCGCTTCGTCGGGCTCCGCAGAATTGCGTTAGTCGCGCCCCGAGCCCCGCGCCGCCTCCGCTCCACACCCTCATCGTCAAAAGGCCGCCTCGCCTTTCGCGACTCCGCTTTCAAAAATTTCCGAGAGGAAAAGGGCCGCTAGCCAATTCCGGCGACGGTCAACAAAGGAACTGAAAATGAATTTCCGAATGTGGCCGCCTTACGGCGTCGGCTATCAAACCGTCGTCGCGAACGGCCGAACCTACAACGGCGTACCAGGCACTTCGCAAGACATTCCCGATTTCGACGCTGCGGTTTTGGCCGCGAACGGCTGGACGAAGGTTTGCTGGGTCGGGCCGACGTCGAGTCGCCCAAATGCCAGCACGAACGGCTTCCTGCCGAACCGGATCGACCATTTCTACGACACGACGATCGCGAAGACGATCATGTGGGACGGCCAAGCTTGGCGGGACATCGCAACCGCGAACGCCGTCTGATCTCAACACGCACAAGGAATCGAAAATTGAACACGAAAACCAAGGACTCCGCGTCGATCGTGAGCGCGGCCCGGCAACGGCTCGCCTCGATGATTGCGGCCCGCGAAGAAATCTCAGCCTCCATCGAGCGGACGAATGCCGCCTTGACGCGCCTCGCCAGCCAGCAGACCGCCGAGGGGCCGCTGGTTGGCGAATTGGCGGCGCTGGACGCGGCCGAGGCCGCCAAAATGAACGACTGGGCGCGCAGCAGCGAGGGCGACGCTCCGCTTCCTGACGTTGCGAAACGCGAAGCGCTGAATCGCAAGCTCGCCGACGCTCGCGCCAAGGCCGAAGCGGCTCGCCGTGCTGAATCCGGCTTGCAAGCCGAGTTGGCGCGCGAAAGCGCCAAGTTGCCGGCGATTGCAAGAGCGATGGACATCGCCATCGCCGAAGTCCTCGTTGAGGAAGGCGACTCCCTTATTGCAGACTTTGGCGCCGCCAGCTTCGCAGTCACGTCAAAGAGAAAACGGATCGAAATCTTGCGGGACATCCTCATCGCCAAGGGGCAAGCCGGTGGGGACGGCGATCCGGGGCATCCATTCCGCATGCTGCTCCAAATGGTCGACGGTCGCTTGCAAGAAGAGGGAGGCCCGCGCGTGCCTGATCTAGATGCTGCCAACAGGCATCGCCTTGGCTGGCACACGCTTGCCGACCGATTGCGCTCGGACGCCAACGCGAAATTGGAGTCGTGAGCATGGACGATGTGAGAATCTTCGCACCGCTAGCGAAGGCGACCGAGCAAGACGACGGAACGTTGACCGTCGAGGGTTTCGCTTCGACCGAGAGCGTAGACAAAGCGGGCGAGATCGTCACCGCCGCTGCAATCGAGGCCGCGTTGCCAGACTTCTTCCAGCATGGGAGCGGACCGCTTCGCGAAATGCACCAACTGAAGGCCGCCGGCCGTGTGGACAAGGCCGTAGTCGATAGCAAGAAGCGAACCTGGATCAGGGCGACCGTTATTGACCCGCTCGCGATCAAGAAAATCTTGGCGCGCGTTTACAATGGGCTGTCGATCGGCGGAAAGACGCTTGCTCGCGATCGGAAGAATCCAAAGATGATCACGAAGCTGCGTCTGGACGAAGTGAGCTTGGTCGACACACCTGCAAATCCTGACGCCCTGTTCGAGATCGTCAAGGCGTCCGACGCCCAACGCGACTCCTTGCAATCAACCATCGTCAAAGACGTGCTGGCGAGCATGTCGGCCGACGATCGGGCTATGACCGTCACCAAGGCCGCGCTCCAATTTCCGCGAGTCGTGAACGCCGCCTTGGGGGTGCCGACGTGACCGGAGTCATATACGTCGCGCCACCTTCCCGAACGAAAGGCGCGAGCCCGTTGTCGGCGGCAATCGAGTCGCTCACAGCGAACATGCGGAAGCTCCCCGCTAGTCACAAGCGACTCGTCGCCGAGGAGAACTTCGCTGGAATCGAGAAATCGATCCGCGCACTCGAAAAGGAACTCGCCGACGCGATCGGCCGCGCGGCGAAAGAAGTCGCTCCGAGAAAGGCCAAATCCAAATGACAGAAGAAAAGCTCGTCCGAATCGTCGGTTCGCGAGGGACGGATGAAGTCAACCACGCGGGCGTGCGCTATCCAATCTCGCCTGATGGCGGTTTTTATGTCGACGCTGAGGCGGTCGAACCGCTCCTCAAGACGGGCGGTTTTGTCGTGAAGCCGCGTACCCAGACCGAAATAGTTGTCGACATCGCTCGACTCGTCGACACGCTCAAACCTGGCCGAATCCACGACCTTTTCAGCCGCGCAATTCTCGACATTTTCCCGGAAGCGCCGTCGTCGGCCCCGTCGCCCGCGCCTGTCCCCAGACTCTGATTGCAAATCCCGTCGCCGCTTCGACGCTTGGCCGCGTTCGCGGCGACGGTTGATCACGCGGCGCCGGTTTCCTTGTGCCGGCGCCGCGTTGCTTCTCTAAATTCGTTGCCGCGAAAGCAGTGGTCTCGGCGCTGCGTCTCGCGTCGGCGAAAGCGCCTCGGTGCCAGCTCCCCCGTGCTGGCGCCGAGGCTGCCTATTCGGTTCCCCCGACGCGCCGCCTTCGCGTTGGGGTCGAGGCGCAGCGGGGCCGGTTCTTTCCTCGGCCGGTCCCGCCGCTGCCCTCATGACAGATCGACATCGTTGGCGTCGACTCCTGAAGACGAAAGCGGAGTTGTTCCCGCGTCCTGACGATGTCGCTTGGCCGGCGCTCGGTTTCCTTTGTTCCCGAGCGCCGGTCCTTTTCAAGGAATTCCGATGCGCAACTATCAAATCCGCGATCCCATTTCGCGGCCGTTTCGTTCGCAGCCCGCAATCAGCTTTTTCTTCTCTCATTCGAACCGCGCGATCCCGCGCAAGGTGACTTTCTGATGGCTTCTTTGTCCAACATCCGCACCGGCGCCGCCGCTGCCGAGGCTCCGCTCGCCCCCGCTCCCGTAGCTCCCGCGCCCGCAGCCAACCCGCTCGCCGCGCCCGTCACGAACGGCGTCACCTTGATCGACGATCGCACCGCGAGTGTCGTCGACTCGCGCGGCCGGACGATCAAGATCAAGAAACTCTCGGCGCTCGACCGCATGAGGTTGTTCAAGGCGGTCGGCGCCGAGGACTCTGAAAACCGCCTGTTCATGTCCTATGCGAATGCCGCCGCCGCCGTGACGGAATTGGAGGGGATGTCCGTTTCGCCGGTCG